TACCAGTAGACCCTGAAGAGATTTCAAGGTTGGTTCGTATGCGAACGCATAGCGAAAGCATTGCCATCGTATTGGAAGAGTTTTTTGTCAATCAAAACGAAGGTTGGTTTTCCGAAAGAGTTAACAAAGAAATCCAGCATTACAGAGACAAAATTGAGAAAGCTTCGAAGGCTGGTAAAGCGTCTGCTCAACAAAGGTTCAACGGACGTTCAACAGACGTTCAACCAACCAATAACCATAAACCAATAACCAATAACCAAGAACCAGTAAAGAAAGAAAAGATAGAAGCACCGGCTGGTGTAACGCCTGAAACTTGGGCAGCCTTTGTACAACAGAGAAAAACGAAGAAAGCACAGATCACTCAGTTAGTGCTAGACAGCATTGCTAAACAAGCATCTCTTGCAAGCTGGAGTCTTGAAGATGCGTTGAAAGAAATTGTTGTTCGCAACTGGACATCATTCAACGCTGAGTGGGTTAAAGGTAAACCAAAAAACGATTTTATGAAAGGTTTGATATGAGAGGCCATGAACACATCATTGCGTTACGGAAAAAACGTTTGCTACCTGAAAGCATCTTTATCCAAGACTACCCAACCCCTCTGACAGACTGGCATGAACACGGAGATTACCCCCATGTTTGCGTTGATGGTGACGTAATAGAAACCCTTGATTTGCGGTTTTTAGTGGGAACAGTAGTCCACATATCAACGGAGTCAGAAAGTCGCGGAAAAGCCCTTTTAAACGCCTGTGTGAGACATGGTGCAACGACAGTCATTGCTTGTCAAACAAATGAAGTGATGCCTGAGAAACAAGAAGTCTTTTGGATGGAGGTTTTCAATGGCTAATTACCTGGACGACAGTATTGATTTCACCCAATACCTGAAGGAAACAGACAACCAAACCAACGTAAAGAGTGCTGCTGTTTACATTCCTGCCATCAAAAAGCAGATGCGGGATTCGAGCAAAGAGCGTAAGGTTTGGATGCCTTGGGAAAAAGCAAACGATTCTTTCTACTTTCGACCAGGTGAAGTAACAGTCTGGGCAGGGATGAACGGACATGGAAAGTCTCAAGTTACTGCCCAGATTGCAATGCACCTGTTAAAACAGAAAGAAAAGGTCGCTATTGCAAGCTTCGAGATGAAGCCTGCACAGACCATACGCCTGATGTCTCGGATGTACATAGGAACCAACCCCTTCACCCCTGAGTACCAGAACGATGAAGGATACGAAGTCCTAGACCTCTTGTTGGACAAGTTTGGTGCTTGGTCTAAGAACCTGTGGATTTACGATCAGACCGGTACAACAAACGTTGAAACCGTAATTGGTATGACAAGGTACTGCGCCAAAGAGTTGAAGATCAACCACATTTTCATTGACTCACTCATGAAGGTTGTTGGATCGGAAGAGGATATGACCGGTCAGAAGATGTTGGTAGCGGAATTGTTCTCAATTGCAAAAGACCACAACGTCCATATCCACTTGATCCACCATGTACGCAAACCAGCTAACGAGAATGTCATTCCTGACAAATACGACTTGAAGGGCAGTGGTTCAATCTCTGACCAGGTAGACAATGTCTTTACAGTGTTCCGAAACAAGGCCAAAGAAGATGATGTCAGAAACAACGGAAAATTTGGCACTAAAGCTGCTGAGTTTGACTCAATCCTGAAGTGCTGTAAACAACGGCATTACGAAGGCAGTGGTGACGGTGAACCAGCTATCTCGCTGTGGTTGCATAGGGACTCAGGGCAGTTCATTGGACAGCCCCTTGATCCTGTTTTTGTCTATGAGTGAAACCATGAATCCATTCAAAATTACCGAACCAACGTGCATTTCGTTTAGCGGTGGACGTACAAGCGCCTATATGCTTTGGAGAACATTACAAGAAAACAACGGTCTTCCGAAAGAAGCAAAAGTTTGTTTTTGCAATACTGGAAAAGAAGAAGAAGAAACTTTGAAATTTGTTAAAGATTGCGCAGAAAAATGGGATGTAAACATTGTTTGGCTTGAATACATGGTTTTGGATAGAAATCCTTTTGCGGAAGTTGTAAGTTTTGAAACAGCAAGTAGAAAAGGAGAGCCATTTGATCGCGTGATAAATCAAAGAAATCCTTCACTTCCTAATGGACGTTCTCGATATTGTTCAAGTGAATTAAAAACAAGAACAATGCATCGTCATTTGAAACATATTGGTTGGACTGAATGGGATTCATTTTTGGGAATTCGTGCTGACGAACCAAGAAGAGTTGCAAAGTTTCGATCTAATGTTCATCCAGATGGAAAACATGAAACTGTTTCTATGCCACTTGTACCATTTGGAATTTCAGCAAAAGATGTAGGTAATTTTTGGAAAAGCCAAGATTTTGATTTAAATTTACCAAATATCAATGGTAAAACAATGCACGGAAATTGTGATCTTTGTTACTTAAAACCAAAAAGTCAAATTCTTAGTTTGATAACAGAAAGACCAGAAAGAGCTACTTGGTGGATAAATCACGAACAAAAAGCCCAGGAAAGATGCGAAGGTGATGGACAATTTTTTGCAATTGACCGGCCTACTTATGCACAAATGTTGAAATTTTCAAAAGAACAAACCGATATGTTTGACGCAAACGAAGAAGGCATTTCTTGCTTTTGTGGCGATTAATGAGTGACAGGGAAATCTTAGAAAAAGCAGAAGCTCGAGTGCTTGTACCGTCTTACTACGCTACTGTGGAAAAGGTAGGAAAGAAAGAAGCAGCACTCTGGCTAATGAAACGAATCAGGGACATTGAACGCCACTACGGACAAGGATTTGAACGAAGAGTCAGAACCTATATGCGTGAAGTGGATGAAGAGGAATTGCTTAATGATTGAATTTAAAGTACCAGGTGAACCCAAGGGAAAGGGTAGACCAAGGTTTTCTCGAGTAGGAAACTTTACCAAGACCTATACGGATGCCAAGACCAAGATGTACGAGGAAAAGATAGCCTCTGCTGCTCGACTACAAATGTACCCTCATGAACCGTTAGAAACGCCGTTAAACGTGACTTTAGAGCTTCATGTAGGTGTACCAGTGTCCTACTCCAAAAAACGTAGGTATGCTTGTTTGACAGGCGAGGAATGGCCTACAAAGAAGCCCGACATAGACAATGTTGCTAAAGCTTTCTTGGATGCAATGAACGGCATTGTATACAAGGATGATGTCCAGGTAATCCGACTCTATGTCTCCAAGACATACAGCATTGATCCCCATGTTCTTATCACAGTTCACGAAGTTTTGCCATAGGTATAAACACCTAGTAAAAAGTGGTGAAAGTTCGTATAACATAGCGTTTCCTCACAACGAGGAACTCAGGCTTAATTATCATTTTGGAGTTTAATATGAAATCACTGTTTGAACAATATCGGGACGAGTTTCAAAGCACAACATACTGCTGCTATTGCTTACAACCCCAAGGCGACAAATACCACTGCTGCCAAGAAAACCATTTTGTACCCTTTGAAGACCTTTACCTTGATGAACAAAAATCCATCATTGAAGAAGAAATGCATTGGGCAGAAATAGAAGCAAAACAACAGGAGATTCTTAATGGACGTTAATACATTACTCAAGCTCAACGTAAACGATCACACGGAGAAGAAAGGTAATCTTACATATCTGTCTTGGGCATGGGCATGGGCAGAGGCACTCAAGGCCGATCCTGCTGCTCACTTCCAAGTACAAATGTTCGGCGACAAGTGCTGGATTGACATCAACGGCACTTACATGGTTTGGGTAACAGTAACCCTGTTTAACAAGCCTATAACGTGCCAATTGCCGGTCATGGATCACCGCAACAAGGCTATCCAGCACCCTGATGCTTTCGCAGTAAATACAGCCATCATGCGTTGTATGACCAAAGGTCTATCTTTGCATGGACTTGGTCTATATATATACGCCGGAGACGATCTTCCGCAATTGGATACAGGATTGATCGACCAGGTTGTGGAGGCCATCAAAGGTTTACACGCCAAGGGTGATCTGGCAGGAATGTACGGAGAATGGGAATCCATCTCTGACAACGAAGTTAGGCTTGCAGTGTGGGAAGCACTCAAGATTGACAGTAAAGTGCGCTCTGCTATCAAAGCGTTCAAATCTAAACTTGATGAGGTAAATAATGGCTGAATATGACAATACAAACAGGGGTTCACTTTTTAAGAACACGAAAAAAGAAGAAGACCGGCATCCTGACTACAACGGGTCTATCAACGTAGAGGGTACAGAGTACTGGTTAAATGCTTGGATCAAAGAATCTAAGAAAGACGGTACAAAGTTCTTCTCTCTTTCTGTTAAAGAAAAGCAGGACTCCCCCCGTCAAAGTTCTGCACCAACCCGTAAAACAAAGATAGACGATTCGGATTTGCCTTTTTAGTATGAACACACTAACTAACCCAAAAACTGGAGAAGTGCTAACCGAGACGCCTACTTGCTGGGTATCTACTACCGGTGAAGTGCTTCTCAAAACGAGCAATGATTGGTTCCAAACGGAAGCAAAACAGCGCAAACCCTCCCCTGACTTTAAAGGAATTATTGAATATGATTACACTAGTATTTTCGGTTGAAGAAGTTAACTCAATCCTGTCTGCCTTGTCTAAGTTCCCATACGAACAAGTCAAAGGACTGATTGAGAAAGTACAAGAGCAAGCAACACCCCAGGTTCAACAATCTGCCGGTTTGAACGAATAGTAATTAGGGGGAAAGCAAATGCAAGTACCCCGACTTCAAGGAATAGAAATGAAAAAGTTAATGGAATTGATGAAAGAGCCGTTCAAGAAACCAACACCACTTGAATTGATAGCTCAACAGCTTACAGATGCCCATATAGACCTGTTGCAAGCAGAACAAGGGGTTGACTACGCTAACAGCATTGTTTCGTATAACAAGACCGTTATAGCCCGTTTAAACCAACGCATACAGGAATACAAATGACAACATGGCCTTTCCCACTAAAACCATTGCCTGATAAACCATATCAGCGCGTACCTTTTAATCCTGATAACTATGAGGATGCACCGCTATGACTGAAGCAGACATCAAACAAATCAACGAAGCGTATGCCAAACAAACGCTTTACCAAGACCCTATAGATGACTTTGCTGCAACATTCAAGGGATTAATTGCTATGATATTTGTTGTAGCTGGTGTAGCAATGATTGCCTATGCTATATGGGGGAAGTGATGTCAGGCTATCAAAGCAAGAGAAAAGCGGCTCAAGCCAAATTAACTACTGAAGAAGAACAAATGAAAATCGTTGAAATTAAAGATTACGCATATCCCTGCATGATGGCAGAAAAAGCAGTTAAAAACGTTTACGAATTAATGCTAAAAAACGATTCTGATAAAGCAATAAAACAATGTAATATTGCAATGCAAGAAATAATCAACATCATTAATGCTATCAAAAAATGAGCTTTACCCCAAGAAACGATAACTCCATTCACCGCAGAGACCTTAACTTAACTGAACCTTGGACGGCAAGAATACGGGAAGAACACGAAGCTTTACCACCTACTAGAAGCTTTTGGGATCAACCTGTATATACGCCTCCTAAAAACGAATACGTTCGACCAGGAGCTTTAGACTTTAAAAGGATCAAAAGCAAATGACGCAATATCAAGCCGGTGGACAAGAGTTTCTATACCCTTTAGCCGGTGATCCTTATCCCCTAGAAGATCACAAAGTTATCCTTCTCACAAAAGGTGGTGTCTGTATCGTTGGAACATGGAATGATTATTGGTATTTAGGATGGCTACCCCTCCCCAAAAGAAATAAAGACAAAGAAACGCAATGCTCAAATCCAACCACGGAATCATAAGAACGCTTTTAAAAAAACATAATGATGGCTTAACTACTATGGAAGTATCATTAATTTTAGAAAAAGACTCAAACCATATTAGGCAAGCTCTAAGAACAATGCCCGATACCTACATAGATCGTTGGACACAAGCACAGTACCAAAATCCTTCAGAGGCTGTATGGTGCATAGTTGTCCCACCAGAAGATTGTCCTAAACCTGAAAGGAAGAAAAGTGAAAGACCTACCAAACTTCGCAGCGTGGAGCAACGAGAACTTAGCCAAATTCTGCATGGATTCGTACATCAGAATGCAGGAACAGCAAGCTGATATACAAGAACTTAGATTGTCTCTTAAAGAGGTATCAGAGGAGATAACGGATATTCTGGCAATCATTAAGAAACATTTCAATTAAAAAAGGGGGCCAATGCCCCCTTCTCAATCCATTGAGTTAAATTACTCAACGCATTCTTCTTCTTCGCACTCATACCAATCGTCAGACTCTTCGTCGTAGAAGTACCAAACTTCATTCTCTTCGTCAAACCAGTACGCAACGCCTTCTTCGTCAAACTCGTACTCTTCTTCTTGCTCGTCGTCTTGCTCGTCTTCTTCTTCCTCTAGTTCATCCACAAATCGAACAAACTCGCTCAACATTGCCAGCTTCCAAAAAGAATCGGTAGAAATTTCAACGCTCTCACCGAAACCAAAGTTAATAGTCATCTCAAATTCCATGATCTGCTCCTAAAAATTGATGTAGCACCGCGCTACAAACACATCTTAGCTCATGTAAATTACAGACTAATACTTAGAAACGTTTATTACGTTTCCACGGAATTCAATGTGATTTTTGTCAAAAACCTGTACAAGTTCCGGCTGTAACAGGTGTCCTTTCCAAATTGTAAGAATGGCAAAACCACTTCTCCAGTTGGTAGGGTTGTCTTCTAGGTAATCAATGAATTGAGGCCCTACAGGGTCTGCAAGGGTTCCTGTGTCTACTCCATAGCGAGTGCCGTTAAGGTCGCTAAAAGGGGCTACCTTGAGGCTGTGGAGGTGTCCTGTGACGTAGCTCTTGCCGGACATTACCGAGTTGTTATAAACTGCGTGTATTCCACCCTTCCAACGATGTTTAATTACTACATCATCAGTCGCCCAGCAAGACCAGGCTGGAGTCCACGCTTGAAAATGATCTTTAAGCGTAAAGCCTTTTATGTGTGCAAACTCAGGCACACGATTCGCCAACGTATTCTCAAAGCGAGCATCATGGTTCCCAAGCGTCCAGATCAACTTGCATTGACTATTGCCTTCTTTGGCTGCTGTTTCTATCTCTTCCAACGAAGCTTCACAAGCTTTTAGCTCTCCAATCAAGCTAGGCTTACTGTCCCATCCAATACGAGGGAATCGGGATATGGAAGCACCGTCAAACGCATCACCGTTATTGATTACTGCTCGAGGTTTGAATTCTTTAATAGCCCACAAAAGACCTTTGAAGGCGGTAGACCGGATACCAGGCCAGAAGTGTGCATCACTAAAAACGATTACTTGTCCGTTAAGTAATCCAAGGTTTGTACGGACATTGTACGGAACTGTTACATAGTCTTTTTGGTACTTTAAACCTCTAATGTCCTCGGCTTGAAGAACAATGTTTCTTTTCTTTTCTATGGTTCTACGTCTGGTATTTGCTCTACGTTCACTTATTCCAATAATTTCCGAAACTTTTTTTGCAGAACGGTGTTCATTCCATAGCTCTACAAAAACATCTTCGGAACAAGCTTCCTGTGGCATACAAACCTTTCGGAGTTAATTCCGATTTATAACCTATTTACGTTGCATAAATAAGTTTTTACGAATAAATTCTTGTACCCTGCTTATCAATGATTAAAACTTGATTGCGAGGCTTGCCATTTGTATCGTTGGGTACGCTGATGTGAGTCCAGCTATCAAACTCACGAATTAGCTGGTCAAAAGGCAGTTTTGCAGCAATGATTGCCTTGACTACTTGGTCTGGAGTCATGCCTGGTACTCGGATGTCAGCAGCACATCCAACTCGGTGTTGGCTTGTATCTTTGCTTCCTACGGCATCATTTACTTGTTTACACCTAAAAGCAGAGTTAACCATTACAGGCTTGCCACCAATGGCGACCTTGACCTGTTCTAGCATCCCTGCCACCCTAACTAGGTTTTCTTTTTCTTCAGCGTTTGGCGTATTGTCAAACTGCCGGTGGTCAGTAACAGTTAGCTCTTCAAGGGTAAAGTGTTCGGTTAAGTTCACTTTGAGGCCACGCCTTGAATTTTTTCAGCAGTACGCATACCACCCAAACCAAGCATACCTAAAAGTAAAGGCATCATAGTTCCGGTGTCCATCTGTGGAAACTTTACAGGATGTCCTGCCAAAGCAGAGCCCCACTCAGCCAGCGGGCCAACGACAAACTGCACGGCAAATCCTGCACTGCAAACCCAACCAATGCTAGGACGCCAACCGGATACAAAGACGCTCGAGCTTCCAGCTTCAATCTTGTTGATGTCCATTTGTCCGGCAAGCTGGGCTAACTCACCCGACTGCTGGAGCTTCATCAATTCTAGTTTGGCTGCTGCTTGTTGGGCAGGATCAGGAAAAACTCTATCTAATACTTTACCGCCAATGTCTAACAATGCGGATACTGGGTCAAGCGCCATCTGAAGCTCCTTTGTTGGTGCGAATATCTACAATTCGCTCGGCAGTCTTACCGGCAAAAATAGCGGTAATCACAATAATCATTGCTTGGCCTAACAAGTCAACGTATGCTCCACGAGTTTCCATCTCAAAAACGGACAACAACGCAAAGAAAAAGTAAGAAAAAAGTAAGAACACTACCGTGACCGGTTGAATGTTTTTTCCTAACCACGATTCATTCATCTTGCTTTCTCCATAATCTTTGCCCGTAAAGCTGGGCTATCCGATGTTCCTGCCCACTCTGGCAAATTGTTCCATATAAGCGTGTAATCATCCACGCTACACTTTGATTTATCTAACCATGTCAACATGGCCTTGTGGCGCTCTGCTGGGTCATGCGTTGACCAGGCAATGGCATATAGTTCCTGTATCGCGCAACTTGTCTGCCTTGGCTTTGGCTTTGGCAATGGAGGAGGAGGCTCCGTAGACAGTATTAACTTGTCCTGTGCTGCCGATACCGTTACCAACATTAAGAGTAAAAATAAACGGCGCATTCATAATCTACTTAAAGCCGTGCTGTTTAGCAGAATCAAGAATGATGTAACCAATACCTACAACCAACATCCAAATCAACGAAGTTAAAGTCTTCTCAATGATTGCTTTACGAAGGGATATTGATTGAGCTTCTTTCTCAATAGCCATCCTAACCCAACGTTGCTCATCATCGGTCAACGAATTAACAGCTTTAATATGGAGCATTAACTCCGCTATGAATTCAGCACGTTCTTCAGGTGACATGATCGTTCCTATCGGGTTGGAGGCGCTATACCACGGAAGCCCTGTCCACCACCGGTAGACCCTTGCGTTCCACGACCATAGCCAACTTTGTTAGCATATTCTAGCCTTTTGCCAAACTCTTTTAATTGCTCTTGAGTCTCTCCAAGAGGTTTAGAGTAAGTGGCTGCTTGATATGCAACCTGGGCTGGTGCGGAAGCTCCTGCAAGCAATGATCCACCTAGTAAACCTAGATTACTAAAATCACCTGTTTCCTTGCCTTCTTTGTAAGCAGACATAGCACCCAAAGCAGCAAGAGAAACACCAGCGGCACTAGCCAAAGCGCCAAGTGAAGCAAATCCTTTTTGAGCTTTAGCAATTTCTGCTGGAGAGGATGCAGTTTTAAGCTTGTCAGACCAATATGAATGAGCTTTGCTTACGTCTTCAGCGGTAGGCTTGTAATCAAAATTGCCTTTTTCATTAATTGCATGATTTGTTCCAAGAGCTTCATTCCAAAAATTAAGCAAATTTTGCTTGGGTTCTGGAAATCCACCTTTAGAAGTGCCAGCGGTTTTTACTTTTTTACCAGCCTCGTTAAAAACATCTTCAGCATAAGTTCCGTAACTAAGCTTTACGCCTTCAGGCAACGTATTTTCAAAATGCCTTAAAAGTGCTTTTGCCTCTTCAGGACTTTTGCCATACTGCATATGTTGCAAAACACTACGTTGTTCACTAGTAAATGCTTTTTTGTCTGCATCACTAAACAACGGCATCTTTTCTTTTACTGCTTTTTCTGCTGTTGCTTTTTGTTCTTCCGTTGGAATAACAGGAGCATTTGTTCCTTCAGGTGGAGGTGCAGCATTAGTTGCAGCAACTGGAGGTGTAATTTTTTCTTCTGGATTTAATGCTTGTTGCATTGCAGCAATACCAGGATTTGTATCAGTTGGTTTAACTACGCTAACAGGTACATTTTCAACTTTTGGTGCAACAGGCGTAACCGGAGGCGTTTCAGGGCCTACTGGAGGCACTGGTTCGTAAGGAGTAGGATTAGGATTGTACCTTGGGCCAAATTGTCTTTTAATAAAGTCCTCTTTGGTTTCTGCTCCAGCGCCAGATGCAAGCAATTTGTCTTTCATTGCTTGAACTGGATTAACTGTTTCTGTTGCTTGAGTTGGTACAGGTGCTGGAGCCATATCAAGCATTGGCTCGTTAATTACGGGTTTGTTGGAAACGTTTAAATCAGGTTCAATACGTTTATTTGCTATTTGTTTTGCTTCAACATCTGCCGCCATTTTGTCGGTTAAAGAATTGTAAATTTTCTTTCCCGCACCAATTGCAGCAGCAGTACCAACAGCACCGGCTCCAGCAGCAGCCAAATAAGGAATTGCAGGATTTACTTGTTCAGCTTTTTGTTCTAAACGTTTTGCAGCAGATGGTTGTTGAGCAATGTCTTTGTTAGAAAAATCTTCATAACTATTGCTTTCTGGCAACTTAGGTTCCGCTAATTGTTTTTCTTTTGCAACATGAGACTCAATCTCATCTGCACTGTATCCAGCGGCAACAGCAGCTTTTCTAAAACCTTGTTCGTCAAAAGCCATGATTATTTCCTAAATTGAGATGCTATATCAGCAAGACTAGGTTTTTTGCCAACGGTTTTTTGCGGCGTTGTTTCCGATTTTTTTGCCAAAGGAGCAGGAGGAGCAACAGCCTCTCCACCAGGTATTGCTATTCCTGTATCAGCAACGTTTACATTTTTTGCAAAAGTACGAGGCTCTTTTAAAATTGCATCCGCTTTAGTGGAATAATCATTTACCAATGATTGATATAAAGGTGTTTTTACAAAAGCAGCTTCTAGTTCTCCTGGCCTTGGAGGAGAATCGTTAGGATAATTTTTAAGTTGTTTTGCAGACCATTCTCCAAATGCCGCATTTGCTTTAGCATTTAACAAACCTTGTTCTGCTTGAATGCGTCCACGAGCATATTCATCAGTAACACCAAAGCCAACTGTGGGAACATTAAACGGATGATCTGGAACTTGTGTTTGCTTTTGAGCAATCATTTTTGCCAGTTCAAGAGCCCTGTTAAGTTTTAATTGAAGTTCTGGCTGATTAGCTAATGCACCTGTTTTCAAATATTTAGCTAAATCTTCTTGTTTCTGAGAGTAATTGCGTTCTATTTGGTTATTAAGATTGGTGCTATTTTGCTCTTGATTAAGATCATTTATGCTTTTGCTTGATCCATTGCTAAGAGTAATTCCACCTTTACCATTAAAGTGTGCAGCACCTTCAATTCCTAATCCAGCAGCAAGAGCCGAATCAACTTGATCGCCTTCTTTTACGCTACCGCTTTTAATTAATTGACCAAGTTTGGTAAGTGCTTGACTTCTAGCTTGAGAAGTGCCAATAGAGCTTGTTGAAAACTGAGCCACTTTTGCCAATACATCTGGTGGCAAATCACTCTTTTTAAGATCAGATAGCAATGAACCAAATTCTTGATTCATTTGCGCTTGAACTGGAGCAGCAGCTAATGCTGTATTTGCTCTCGCAATGGTTTGATTTGTTGCAGCAATGTTCGTTTGTAAATTTGATTTATCTGCAAGAAATCCAAGCGTATCTGCTAACTTGTCTTGACCACCTTTGCGAAGGGCATACTCTTGCGGAGAAACTTGTTTTCCAGTGGCAAGATCAGTTACAGAATGCTTATCACCAACTTCATCAACGTTTTCTAGCAATTGATTGCCAGCATTGTCGTAAGTAATCTTGGTAGTAAGAGTCCCACCAGTAATTAGCTTACGAGCGCCCTCTTTGTTTCCAAGTATGTATTCAACTAAAGCATCACCATACTTTGGATTTTGACTATTGTTTTTCCAAGCATCTGCAATTTTTACTCGACCTTCTTGACTTGTTGGCCCACCTGCTTTTTCAATTGGCCCAAAAGTATCGTTAAATTCTTTATTGCCACGATGGACTACTTCAGCAACATGATTTGCAGCAGCGGCAACAGGACTGCCATCGTTGTTAGCAGCAATTAAACGAAGTTGTTTCGTGTCACGATTGTCTACTGCATCATTAAATTGAGCAGAAGTAACATCAACACCTGGAGCCATAGGAGGAAGATTGTCTTGAACAGGAATTAATGGTAATAGTTGTTCTGCCATGATTTTTCCTATTAAAACAATGCTGTTAACAATGTACTTGCAATTTCTGGATGAAGTGCTTCTGCTGCACCAGCTTCCATACTAGTTGCGCCAATATCACCAAATGACATTGAATTAGATTGTGATGCTGGCATACCAGTATTTTGATAAGGATTTACACCAACACCAGAAGATGATGGAGGAACAGCAGGACTTCCCCCAAGACCATTTAAAAAATCTTGAAGTCCACTTGCTTTAATTCCTTTGGTTGTTAAAACATTTTTAACACCAGTAAGAGCTTCATTTAATGGACTTGCTCCATCAATGTAACTTTTATCTGAACCAAATTGGCCCATGCCAACACTTCCAAAAGGACTTGTAGCCATAGTAAATCCTTAAATCTTAAATCCGCTGCTCTTGCTAGAGCCAGTAGACGTACCACCTTGCGTACCAGCATAGTTGGGATTGGTAGAAGCTTGAGGCGTACCAAACACAATAGAAGCATACTTGCTGTACAGGTCTTGTGGGGCTCCAGCGTAACCAATACGGGAAGCAGCGGCAGTGTTTGCAGCATTCAAACCTTGACCACCGATAGCAGCCAGTTGATTAGCAGCAGCAGCTTTGTTAGCCTGAACCTGGGCTTGCGCTCCAGCAGCCGCAGTAGCTTGACGCTGTGCATTTAAACCGGCTAGATTGGTGTCTGCCAAGGCCATACGAGATGATCCTAGACCACCAGCACCACCGTACATGGCATTCTGTCCAGCTTGGCTTTCACGAGCAGATTCACGTCCTGCTTGCAACGCAGCATTGACTTGGTTGTTTTCGTAGTTAGGGTCAAACAAAGATTGAAGACCCTTTACACCGGACAACAAACTACCAGCACCTACAGCACCTTGTAAAGCACCTGTACCGGCAGCTACATCAGACGCAGCATTAGCGGCATTGGTAACACCTCCAGCAGCATTGCTATATACGTTCTTTGCACCAGTTACCGTATTTTGGTAAGCAGGAAGAAACGTATTCTTTAGCGCTTCATTTTGAATGCGAATAGTTTCCTGTTGTTCAGGAGTCATCTGAACAGTATTTGTCTGAGTACCAGACGATTTGCCCATTCCCATGATTATTACCTCTTACCTTTGCTGGATGAACCAGAAGTACCGGCAGAACCTTTGCCGCTAGGTTGGGTTGAATTATCCCACATACCGTTTTGCCCACCATTACCCTGAGTCATGTTTGGATCAATAGTATTGGAATATGCGTTTGGCATACCCATTTGCGGTTGACCACCTTGACCTGGAAATGTTACTGCTCCTTGAGAACCTTGCATCTGCTCTGGAGCTTGCTGCGATCCTCCTTTGCCACTAGACATTTCCTGTCCTTGAGGTTGTGCAACACCTTTTCCAGATGAACTTTGCGGTGATTGAACTTGTGCCGATGGTGCGCCCATGATTTACTCCGGTTTGGAAGGCCAAATAATGTTAAAAGGGTCAGATTGCGTTGTTATGTTACGCAACTCTTGACGATAAATTGTCCACTGGTCTTTGTTGGTTAAAACAACATCAGCAAGTTGAGTCCAATCAGACTCTCCAAGCAAAGCATCACGCTGATTTTTTACCAATACCCATTGAGAATCATTTGTTCTTGGGTCATACCATTGCTTTGTATCCCAATTAAAAACATAATATTCATATGGTTGAGGCGGTATTGCAAATGCTTGTCCATTAGCTACATAATACTTTGAATCGTTTAAATATCCTGTCAAATAAGATTCTGTTGAAGGATTAAACTGTAATGGCAAATCAACTTCTAAGCAAAAAATGTTACGCAATATGCGCCCATTAGATAAGCTATATATAACGTAATTCATTTTTTTGTCTCCAAAGTAAATAAATTACGGTTGTAAACGTAATAGTAATTACCTCCAGCACCGTTATATCCTGTTTGACCAGAGCTAGTAGTTTCTTGTATAACAACATCATAAGTAACAGAACCTGACGATGGTGTGTCAGAAAAACTTATTGCCAAAGGATTGCTTCCTTGAATAGAAGAAGTTAAAGCTGGGCCAATTAAAGTAAAAGCAAAATTTGTTAAAATTAAAGTGCCATTTCTGTATAACAAAATTTGCCAAGATTGATTAAATGGATAATATGTGCCACCACTTCCTGGCGACCTTAAAACTGCATAATAGCTAATAACAGCAGTAAATGCTATGTAAACAGATGCTCCACTAGATGTAAACGAAAGACTTTGCAAAGTGGTTGATCCACCGTTTAATGGCAAATTTACTGAACCGGTAGAGTAAGCTCCTGTAGGAACTGTTACCGCATTACCAGCAATTTTCAACGTTTCAACTTGAAGGTCGCCAATCTTTGCAGTAGTGATTTGAGCGTCACCAATCAAAGCAGTAGTGATTGCAGCATTACCAATATACGCTGTACCAATGGCTGCACTAGCCATGTAAGTGCTAATATTTGAAGATGATATTTTGTTATTTGGAGTGACTGCTGTTACCGATCCACCACCAGCACCACCAAGAGAAATAACACCAGTAACTTCATTAATAGTTACGTTGGAGTTTAACCAGCCTGTTGCTGGAGTAATATTTGCATAATTTAGATTAGTCCCTGCTCCAAACAAAACAACGCCTGAATTATCTTTAATGGTTAGATTGTTAGAGTTAATGTTTGTTGCAGTTACCGTATTAGCAGCTATCCTGTCACCAGTGATAGTATTAGCAGAAATCTTATCGCCGGTAATTGTATTTTGAACAATTAGACTTCCGGTTATGTAAGTAACAAATAACGTCCAAGAAGTGATGTACCGATAAACAACGGCATTGTTGAAATTGTTATAGCTTACTGTACATATATCTCCAGCAACAGGAGTTCTTCCAAGTACAGCAGATACTTCAGAATTGGTAGGAGCAGAGCTATCGTTTGCAACCCTTGTGATTACAAATGTAGCAGCACCATTTGCTCCGGATGATCCAGTAGGGCCAACAGTCCCGTTGTAAGCAATAGCTCGAATAGGATTACCTGTGTCTGTCCAATCCAACGTTGAAGTAGTGGTTGTAGCACTTACGTTCAAAGGATAGGTAATAGTCCAAAGATAATTGCCTTGAGTGGTGTTACTAGGGGCAGATGAAGACCACCCGCTAGGAGCCGTATAAGCCCCTGTAGCCCATGTATACGTTGATGTAGTAGTAGGTCTAGTAGGAGGAGTAGAAGAGCCTGTCCATTGGTAAATAGTAGGAAAGGCAGACATTACACCATTAGCACCAGCAGTACCAGCAGCACCGTTGTAAACAACCGGCATTACGATTGTCTTGCTACCAGGACTTGATAGGTTTGACCCGTTAACAGTCAATACTACTGTTATAGACGTAGCAGAAGAGTTAGGCGTTATTACAACAGATGATGTTGTAGCAGAGGTCGGAGTTGCACCAGTAATAGACCAGCTATAAGTAGGACTAGTAACGTTAGTTGTTATTGCGCTTAACGTAGCAGTAGCAGGAGTAAATGCACCACCAGCATTCTGCGTAAACGAAGAATATCCAGAGATGTCAATTGTTGGGCCAGAGTAACCCGTAGCACCAGGGTCTGCAAATATGAACTGAACGGTTGCTACTGCTGCTTGGGTAACAACACCAAGGTTGTTCTTATAACGTATTGGAACGCTGATGTAAGCAGGGTTTGCCGACATTGCCGTTGGTGCAGGCCATAAAGCAAAATCACCAGCATCAGTTGGACTGCCAACAGTTATGTTGGTGTAAGAAATATCCCCGTTGCCGGTAGTAGAGGAATTGCCAATACGCCAAGAATTATTTACAAAAGCAACGTTTGAATCTGTTTGAGCATCAGTAAAAGGAACAACAGAACCTTTGTCAATTGAGTACAAAGCAGCCTGTACCCCTGTAAAACTAGGAGTTAACGGTAGTCCAGACCGAGGAACTTGTAACGTGCTTGGAGTGAAATACGAGAAAAACGTTTCCGCAATAACAGGAATGTTTCCAGAGGTAACAACGTCTAAGTCAATAGACGTACCTGGATCAATTAACCATCCGGTATCTGGAGCAGTTGTAGAAACAGCAAATTGAATCTGTCTACCACCAGTAGATACATACCAAAGAAACTTGGTTGTACCAAATCCACCGGTTACTTTATTCCAAATGTAGTCAGTGTAGTTAGATGATTCAGAAGCATCGTCATTGTTTCTAAGACCAAAATACTGACGGTTTGTTGGTGAGTTACTGAAGTTCACAGACCCGTCAAACGAATCTGCGTATTTCACCGCCATGTATTTGTACAGGTAACTAAGAATGTTTCCTGTTGGGCCTTTAACTTCACCCGTATTAGGGTCGCTAGTAACGCCTGTACTAAAGTTGCTCAATAGGTAATTAATCGCCTCAGATATTTCTGATTGCGAGGGATTACCATCAAGAGCATAAGGCATTAGAACGCATCCTCAGTAACAGTTGCTTGCCAGTTAATGGCTGTTAGATTCCATGAATCTGTAGCATCATTTGATTGTACTTTAACCGAGACAGTTCTTACGTTGTTTTGCTGGCTAGTAACCCAAGGATTATCCGTTACTACAGCAACAACCCCTGTCTGACCATAAGTAGCTGGTTGGGCAGTAGAGTTAGAGCCACCAGTAGTAATGTTTACATTACCTGTACCGGCAATCTCTGGAAGCAACCTATGTATATACAGTTTGGCACTGTATGGAACAGCACCTTTTTCCGTTTGCAACGTAACATTATTGCGCTCAAATAAAGCAGGAATTGCTACACCATTAAACGAATTTCCGACACCTGTTTGGATAAGCTGGGAACTAGCAGTACCACCCTTGGCGTAAGTAACAGTCCTAGAAGCATACTTAAAAGCACCGCTAACCAGCTTTGGAGCCTCACAAGCACTACAGGCACTAGCTACGTCTCTAGGAGCATTCCAGATGCTTAGATCGTATCTCCAAGAGATCATCTTGTTGCACCAACCGGTAGAAGTTAGATCAGGAAAATAAACTTCAATCTGGTTCTTTTGCGTATTGTTGACCATGAAAACACGATCAGAATATGTTGGGCTCAAATTGTTAAAAAAGTAATCACGGACTTTTTGGTTGCCAAGAGGAAAGAAATCTGATCCGTTGAATACCCAAATGTCCCTGCTATCAATACCGTAAACGTTGGAGTCTGTGTTAGACCAGCAGTTGTTGTTTATTAACCCACGACCCTGGTTAAACAGTCGAATGCCAAAGACAGGTGCTGTACTGTTTTGATAAGCAATAGGAGAGAAAACAACTGTATCCCAATAGGAACAGACGTAGAAGTTTCCACCTAGGAAGAAACCGTCAACAATAGGGCCACGAACAGGTATTTCCTGCTCGTTAGCAATGTTGGTAAGGGTAGGAGTCCAAGAAGCAGGAACGCCTGTATTTGCAAAGCTTTGTGACCAGCGAACTGTAGTTGGGTAGTTCACAGTAAGACCAGTGCTGTAGTCCTTTGTGATGTTTCCAGCAATCAAGATGTTTCCAACGTTTGGAGAACAATAGTTGCGTACAAATTCAGCACGAGTTGCTGTTACTCCAACATCGTAATTCCATACATAGTTATCAGGAGCAGCACCATAAAGGTAGATTTCTGTTGCTGTTGGCAGGAAATACATTGGCGCTCTAAGAGCATCATTGATAAAAAACACTTCACCAACCCAAGAGGTTGTAATGTTTATATCGTCTGAATAACCGGATAAAGCAACGTTTGGATTAGCACCCACACCTGGTGTGATATTTGTAATACCGGTAGCTGTAACCATGTACCACTTACCTTCACGAGTAGCAGCAATGTACACCCAAGCGTTGTTGTTTCTAAATCCACCATCCATAAATACTACATTGCCAGGGATAGCGGAAAGAATAGACTGTTCACCCGAAACCTTCTTAATCCCACGAACATCAGCTTCAACGTTTGTTCCGCTGTTGTATTCGTTAGGGCCAAGTGCGTTTGATGGCACATCCGGTGTAAAACTCATGTTTACAAACGGAGTGCGAAGACGGGTGTAATCGGTCATAATTTATTACCAGGGTACGCCAGCAGCAGTTACGGGATTTTTTTGTAAAGCAATGTTAGCAGCAAGGTTAGCCTCTGTTGCGTCTTTGTCCACGCCGTTAGCCCAGCACCAGTTAAGAACTTCAGCTTCAGTCACGCTGGCGTAGGGGATAGCAGGAGTCGCAGCAGCAAAGCCGCAAGTGCCGTATACCCCAGCGGTGAAGTCACCTTCAACAGCGTTGCAAGTCCAATGTGCTGTGGTTATAAAACCATCTGCTACCAAATAGTCGGTCTGTACGATTTGCCAGTTGTATGTAGTCATGATATTTCCTTTATTAAATAGAAGTAACAGTTTGCCATGCAGAACCAGAATAAACGCAAAGTTTTGCAAGAGTGGTATCAAACACCATCAGACCCGCAGCAGGGCTAGAAATAGCGTTTTTCTGCGTAGTGGTCATGTTAGGCATACGCACACCTTTAGTGGTGCTTTGAGCGTCTAGGATTGCGGATGCTGATGGCGAATTCGTCCCTATCCCCAAGTTACCGCTGGAGTCGATACTAATGCGCTCGGCTAAGTTAGCTCCTGTTCCATCGGGAGTTGTAAAGAATCCAAGCCTACCTTCACCAGTTGTTGCATTGGTAAGTGTTGCTCGAATTGCCGCAGGTTCAGCACTAACATACCTAAACCTTATACCTGTTACTTGACCTGTTGCACTTACGGCATTGTTTTGTACAGTGATTGCATCTGCTGTTGCTGATGCCACTGGGTTATTAACTTGCAGTTTGTAAGAAGGCGAATTAATGCCTATACCCAAATTACCATTGGTGTCAAGGCGCATCTTTTCCGTACTATTTGTAGAAAAAGTAAAATAATTTGATGTGTTGTCATAAAGTATTCTTCCAAGATAATCCGTTCCGCTTGTGGAAAAATCAATTAATGATCCAACTGTAGTGCCAGAATTAAGTTGAATAGAAGCATAATTAGTTTGCACTCCCATGTGAACGCCAATGCCTGTCGGAGCAGAAACTATTGGCCCAGATACTTGTAAAGATGATTGAGGAGAATTTGTTCCTATCCCTACGTTACCGCTAGAGTCGATACGCATACGCTCGGCAGAGTTTGTGCCAAACACCATGTTGTTTGCGCCTGAACCTACAATTGCAAAATCGGTTGCGTTACCAGTTGCAAGAATTGCTTTTAATGAACCAACATAAACAGGTGTTGTTACATTGTCTGGATAGAAAATCTGGTAGCCTCCATTGGTAGAACTACTAGAAAACCTAGCTATTTCAGCAGCGCTGGTTCTTACATCAAATTTTGAGGCTGGCGAAGGCGTCCCTATTCCTACGTTACCGCTGGAATCAATACGCATACGTTCTGTTGCAGTAGTAGCAAAAATAAGCGGACTGCTACCATTGGTGTAAATTAAACCACCAGCACCATTTTGAAAACGTAATATACCTAAATTTGCATTTGATATTCCAGAACTTGTTCCAGTTGCGGCTGCTCCATATTGTTGAATTGCAGTACCGGTATAAGTAGGGCCACCTGTTCCACCCCAATAGTTATAAACTTGAGCTTCTAGTTCAGATTCAGTAGAAGCTGATGCACTGTTTGTTGCGCATTGAGCAGCAATACGAGCACCGTCACCAGACACTTGTAATTTATTTGAAGGAGAAGAAGTTCCTATTCCTATGTTGCCGCTAGAATCCAATCGCATAGCTTCTGAGCTGCTCAACTTCCACACATGGTAAGACGCATCATTTGACTTGTACACATAGGCATTAACTGCTGCGTTGGTAGAAACCTCTTGGGTATAAGCAGCGTTGTTTACCTCCCAACGAATCTGAGATGTGCTTGTTCCGCCGTTGACGTTTAACCGAGCAGAGCCAGAAGAAGTGCCTATCCCTACGTTACCACTGGAGTCAACACGAACAGCTTCTGCGCCATTAGTGGACAAGCCTAATGTGTTTGCTGCCGGTAAATACAAGCCATTTCCAGATACGCTTGTACCAGTAGGAATTAGTTTTGTAGCAGATGCAGTGCCAAGCAAAGACAGATTTGTTCCATCAAATGTATCTGCAAAAATTGATAGGTTGCGTGGAATACTCATAGTGCTACCCAAGAAGTTGTAAATTCATCCCACATATACCTTTTGCCATCAGTAGGCATAGGTACTGGGGCTTCCCATTGGCAAGTCTGCTCGTTAAGAATCCAGCTTGGATACGTCTGTTGTGGAATAAAAGCATCCCGTTGAGCATCATAGGTGAACCCAATTCCAGCGTAGTTTTTGCGCAATGGTGTGCCGCCTAATGAATGTACTCCACCAACAGTGTTGTAACTGGTCTTTTTCCAAACTTTGCCTGTTGTCTGAAAATAGATAGCCTCGCCATCATGCGGTTCATCCACTCCAACAATTACTTGGACAACAATGTTATTTTCGTCAAGTTGTGCAAAATGTGCCATATTTCCTACCATTGAAATGTGCCAGTACCGGCGGTGAATTTATAAACTTTGTTACCAGAGGAAGATGATGTATCTGCAGCAGGAACATTAGACCCTGTTGTAGTTACACCGTTAACAACCAAACCGCTAGAAAATGATGCAATGTCAGAAGATGTGTTTGGGTAGGAAATAATAACTATTCCAGAACCACCAGCGCCTCCTGTGGTTGTTCCTGTTGAAGTAGTTGATCCACCACCACCACCGCCAGTATTTACTGTTCCTGCAACACCAGTGTAAGTAGTTATTGGCCCACCACCTCCGCCACCTCCAGCACCACCAGCACCAGGAGCACGTCCTGCTCCAGCGCCACCAGCACCATACGTTCCACCACCACCACCACCGGCATAAGTTGTAGATGTTCCAGAAATACTAGATGCAGTTCCTGCACCGCCATCTCCACCTACTGGACTAGCGGTATACGAGCTGGAGTTAGCATTTCCACCAACTGCACTTGCACCACCGCCACCACCTCCAGCATCAGATGTTGTATTTCCTGTACCGCCAGCACTGCCTTGTCCTGAAGTACCTGCTGCACCACTCAAATTTGCATACGCACCGCCACCACCAGAACCACCAGTTGTAGCAACTCCAGAAGCAGCGCCAGCACCAGCACCACCACCAGTAGAAGTTATAGATGAAAAAACAGAATTTGATCCATTAGAACCAGCAGCAGTAGCTCCAGTTCCTCCACTGCCAACGGTAACTGTGTAATTTGTTGCTGAAGCAACAGAAAATCCTGTGGATGTTTTAAATCCACCAGCACCACCGCCTCCACCGCCAGCATAAGATGCAACCGAACCACCGCCGCCACCACCACCAGCAACAACTAAATAGTTAACAGTTGAAGGAGGAGTTGGTGTTGGAGCAGAATTTGACCAAGATATAGTACCCGTACCCGCTGTAAAAGTATAAACTTTGTAACCTGTCCTAGATGTTGTATCTGCCGCTGGAACATTAGAACCATTAGTAGTTACTCCATTAACAACTAAACCGGCAGAAAAAGAGGTAATGCTTGCAGATGTAATTGGGTAAGCAACAATTGCAATGCCAGACCCACCAGAATTGCCATTTCCATTACCATAATAACCACCGCCACCACCACCGCCTGTATTAACTCCTCCGCGATTAACAGAACTTGAATAAACAACAGAGTTAGAACCTGTACCTCCGCCACCTAATCCCGCTGTTCCGGGTGTTGGGTTTGCGTTATATGCACCGCTACCACCACCGCCGTAATACGTAGACGTTCCTTTAATACTGCTGGTTATTCCATTTCCACCGTTTTGATTAGAGCCTGCTTGCCCAGCACCACCGCCACCACCTGCTGCGGGAGAACCGCCAGGAGGTGCGCCACCTATAAAACCATTACCAGATGTACCGCCATATCCTGTGTTATATAAACCACCACCGCCTCCTGATGATGTTACAGAAGCAAGTACCGAAGAACTTCCAGTAAGTCCATTTATATCAAGATTTGATTGTTCAGCGCCGCCTGCTCCAATAGTAACTGTGTAATCAGTACCCACAGAAACAGACAAACTTGTTGAAGACAATACTTGACCAGCACTTCCAGCAGAACCCCAATAAGTACCACTTTTCCCAAGCATTCCACCACCACCACCACCTACCAATAAGTATTCAATAGTAGCGGGAGGTGCATTTAATGTAGGCCATGACAAAGCTTGAATTGCTTGCATTATTTCATTGGAACGCCAAATGCCATAAGCAGTTGACAAAGTAGTAGTAGCTGCCGTAGCAGCCATAACAGAACCTTTATACCTAGTAGACATTAGGTAATCGCCTCGTAAGATGCGGTTAATTCAATTGCAGATGCAGTGCCGACGGTTACAACAATAGACTGTGCTTCACCAAGATAAAACGCTGTACTTTTGTCAACCACAACAATTGAAGCGTTTACTGGAACTGGAACTTGATAAACAAGACGGTAGTTTGTTCCTGCACCAGCCGCTGCACTATTAATTGCGACAGTTACAACAGCTACTGCGGAAGTTACGTTTGTAGCAACAATGTTGTCTATCTTGTTGATTGTGCTAGTTGCAGGAGTAAGTGCAGTCCAGGTCGTAGCCGATGTACTGCTAGGAATTAAATAACTGGTGTTTCCGTAAATTGATGTTACGTTAACAATATTAGGGTTTGCCATGTATGTTCCTCAATATCCAAAAATAAGTGCCATTGCGATAGATTTACCCGTTGTAATACCACTTGTACTTATAGAGGTAGTAATCACTAAAGCTTCAACAATGTCACCCGCTGCACAAGCAACCGAAAGAGTAAATCCAGTTCCGCTTGTAGCAGTGTAGTCAGAACCAGTTAATAATACACCGTTTACATAAATCTGCAAATATCCTACTGCGTAAGTAACCGTAAATGCAGTTTGTCCTGCTGTAGCTGTAAAAGTAGTCCTTGAATAAGAACTAGAACCACCACCACCTGATGCGTTAATAGTAACCGCACCAGTTCCTCCTGTTGGAGAAATAGTTACGTTTGTACCAGCAATAATCTGAGTTACGCCGCCTGTAGCTGCTGCCCAAGATGCCGTTGTTCCGTTTGAGGTAAGAACATACCCGTTTGTACCTATTCCCAAACGAGTTGAGCTATTAGTACCATTACCAATAATTAAGTCGCCAGCAGTCGTTACCGGAGACAAAGCATTGAACGCAGCAGATGCCGTGGTCTGTCCTGTACCGCCACGGTTAATTGCTACAGCCGTTCCGTTCCATGTTGCAGATGTAATTGAACCAGGGTAATCAAACGTATTTGTTGACCAAGATACATTTGAAGGTGCAAAGTTATGCAAATCCCATGATCCAGCAGCAGTTGCATTGCTTAACAAAATAACTTCAACAAAACCACCAGATTGAACTGTTGCAATTGTAGTGCTTGAGTTATTTTTAACAACAATGGTTCCGCTAGATTGGTTATTGTTAAACGTGTAATTTATGCCATTAGCTAATGTTGTTGCATCAGGCAATTGGTAGGTTTGACCACCTGAACCAGTAACAACGTAATTAGGCGCAGAGCTTGCAATTAAAACTGTTGTAGTACCAGCAGCAGCAACACTTGAAAATGACTCATTGATTGAGTTAACAGTAATGTTTGCGTTTGCATCTCGCAAAACAATTGAGTTAGCACCAGAAGAAACAGTAACTCCGCTTCCACCATTTACTACTGCAACAACTCCTGTTACGTTGGCTGCATTGCCGCTGATATTGCCACTTACTTGCGAACCAGGCAAACTCAAAGAACTTAAGGTGGTTAACGTGCTGTTAGACGAAGCCGTTATGTTTGCGGCTGTGCCCGTGGTGTTCTGGTTAAGCGTTGGAACATCACCGGCAACGATAGCTGCCAGCAAAGTATTTGTGCCGTTAGACCGTAGGTAATAGCCTGATGTTTGAGTACCAGACAAAGCGGTAATAGCCGCCGCTGCGGTGGTCTGGCCTGTACCGCCATTGGCAATAGCAACCGTACCCGTGACGTTGACTGCATTGCCGCTAATGTTTCCGCTTACTTGTGAACCAGGCAAGCTCAAAGAACTCAAAGTTGTTAATGTACTATTGAATGTGGCAGTAATGTTTGCAGCCGTGCCAGTAGTGTTTTGATTCCACGTTGGAACCGTTCCTGACAATTGAGAATAGGGCAAACTCAATGCGCTTAAAGTAGTAAGCGTTGAATTGCTAGTTGCCGTTATGTTTGCAGCAGTTCCAGTTGTATTTTGATTCAACGTTGGAATGTCAGCAGCAACAATGGCCCTAAATGTAGGAACACCAGCAGAGCCATTAGGAGCAGCCAAAACATAGTTTGCAGTCTTGGATGCATAAGGGTTAAGCGTGTCTCCGTACCCTGTTGCAAGAGCAATCGTTACTGGAGTGGAACCGTTAAAAGAAGTACCCGATAAACCAGTGCCAATCGTAAGAGTGCTAATAGTTGCTGCAGTGATGGTGGTTGATCCACCAAGGCTAACTAAGTTCCCGTTGATTGTTATGGAACTATTTGTTAACTGAGCATTTGTAACTGTGCCACTTAGTACCGTAGTCGGTATGGTTGTAGCAGCAGTCATTGCACCCGTACCATTGCCGTACACATATCCGGTAAGCGTCAATGCACCTGTACCGCCATTTGCAACCGGCAAAGCAGTTCCAGAATATCCAATTGCCAGTGTTCCAGAAGTTGTTATTGGACTACCAGATATGGACAAAAACGACGGTACTGTTGCCGCTACAGAAGTTACAGTTCCTTGAGGATTTGCTGCGGTAGTGATGCCAGTAACACGACCATAAGTGTCAATAGTTATTACAGGTATTAAAGTAGCAGATCCGGTTGTTCCTGCCGTAGCAATACCGCTTGCCAAGTCAATAATAGGAGTCGTTCCACCCGTGCTTGTAATGCGACCAGTAGTACCCGATACGGAGGTAACATAAACTCCAGCAGGTTGCTTGGCATTAAAAGCAGTCCAGTCTGCCGAACTCAATAATCCACGATTGCTTGCAGAAGCGGTCGGAAGATTAAGAGTAATTACAGGTGTTGTAGTGGGATTAGCTACAGTAGATGAAACGTCAAATCCTGATGTTCCAAGAGTTAGTGCAGCAACACTAGTAACGGTTCCACTTGCATAAGAAAACAATCCTGGTGTAGACCAACTAATAGCCGCTGTGTTTCTAGAGCTAACTACACCAATAGAAACCCATACTTGAGCAGCAGGAGCTACTGGAGGTTGTCCTGTCCATCCCGTAGGAGCAGTACCAACGTTTGTTGTAAAGTTCCATGTCCCGCCAGTGGGAGTTGCAGGCTGAGTTGCAACTTCTTTAAAGATAAACCACTCAAAATACGTTCCACCAAAGACTGTATTGTTTCCGTACAAACCAACGGATTCTGAACCAGACTGAGGGGCAACCGTTCCGGTGGAAGTGCTGCCGTAAAGACCACCTGTAGCCATAATTAGTCCTTACTTGAACGAATAGCGATAGTTACGGGGCTGGAATTCACTGGTGAGATGCTGATCTCCACCACGCCATTTGCCTTTGAAGTTTTGATCTTCAATCAAACCGTAAGAGTCATCAAACCTAGAAATCCACTTTTGTGCTTCTTCAGTATTTTTGTTCTTATCGTAGTAAGCCCATAATGTCCCGTAGAAATATCCTTCAGGGAAAGAAGACAAAGCAGCATTGTTCTGAACAATAGGATTCAATGAATCTGCTGTTGGGCTAAATAAGAATGGAAACGTTTGTTGGTAATACGCTTTGATAATTGTGTTTTCACCAGGGTTGGGAGTAAACACATAGTTAGGCCCAACTTCAGAAAACGAAGCACGAATAACCCTTGGTACACCAAAAGGCTTAACGTACAGTTGGTCAATCATCCTGCGTCGAATAATCTCACGATCACCAACACGGTCATAAATAATCCAAGGGCCAACGTTTCCTGTGGTTGATGGAGAAGTTGTACTGTAAGTTTCCTGAAAGAAAAGAATCGGCAGATTCATGTCTGACGGAATAGGAGCCAAACCTTGAGCATTGACAGTAAGAATTGAAGGGTTTGTCAGGCTATACGGATCGGTACGCAATGCGGGAAGCTCAATTGTCCGCATTTTTAACTCTGCCATCTGAATACAACCAAGTATTTCAACAGATGATTGGGTTGGAATCTTTAGGATAGCTGTAGGAAGCGTTGCACCTAGCCAAATTCCGTCCGGATCGTTAACGGTGATGGTAGTGCTGCTTACAGCAGTAACGGCGGTATACGGGCCTGTAACGGTTGGGCCAATAAAGTCGCCAACTAAAACTACACTTGTGGGATTTGCAGAAGTTGTGATTACACCGGTAGAGCTAACAAATGCAGTTGCATTGATGCTTACCGAGGAAGGAATCGCCCCCACCCATTGTGCTACTCGACTAACCAGAGCGTTAGCTGATTGGATGAAAAGGGCCATAGTGTTTCCTTACTTGGTCGGAATAGCTGGATTATAAGGTAATGGAATTTTACCGCTAGGATGGCAAACAAAGTCGGAATAATACTCATTCACAATAGCGTAGAACAATATCTTGTCTTCTTTTACCTGCTTAATAAGTTCCCACGGACGATTACTAAACCACTTAGAACTGATCTCATGAGCAAAGCACTTTGGTAGCTCCATTGCATGAAACGTTCCAGCAAAAAATGGGTTATCAGTACCGTGTTCTTTATAAAACTCACGCTTTTCTTTACAACCTTGTTTAATTGCTTCAACGTTTTTCTGGTCATACTGAACATACCTGGCTCCATCAATAGCGCCAATTTTGTAGTCAATGTTCCTTGTGTTGAATGTTTGAGACCAAGTACCTGACTTGACCTCATTAAACATCTTGTCGTTCTTTATCAATAATCCTTCAATGCCAGCCCCTAGATTACCCTTTGTGTAGTAATCTTCGTTGATTCGAGCTTCTTCATTGTTGAGATTTAATTCCATACTTTTCTCCATGACTTTCCAAAGGGAACCCTTTTGAGATTCCCTTCAGAAAACCTCCGAAGAGATTATGCCAAGTAACGCTTAACTTGGGCGCTTGGACGAGGAGCCGTTACAGCAGCACCGGTTGGGCTGATTGCAGCGAGAACACCCACACCTGCTGGGTTACGCACAATCAAAGTACCTTCCATGATGTACTGATCCAAAGAAGCGTCAGCATTGCTGAATACTTCATTGTTCGGGCCTAGTTCACGCAACGAACCCCACTGGATAACGTCAGGGTTCATGAACAAAGCGGAGGTGTTATCCGAACCGGTTTGATCCATAACCCAGCTATCGTCGATCTGGTAGGTGTAGTTGAAGTCACCTTCGTAAGTACCAATCGTGTCGCCCTTGTCAGCAGGGTTAAAACGGTTGATCGAACGGCT